GCGGTAGGTAAAACTGTAGTACCCTGGTTAAACGATAACGGTCTAATTATCACGTTAGTAGGTTGGGACAAATCAGGAAAGCTAGGGTCGCCGCCTCTATGGGTATCATCAGCATATGGGCTCAAGCACAAAGGTGACGGCACTGAAGCAATCCGCCCGACGAACGCGACTCCCGTATTTATAGAGGCATTAACACGTTCGACCGCCATATACTCTAACTCGACACCATTATTCCCAACACTCGTGAATCGCCAATTGAACGTGCTTCGATATCCCATGTAACACTCTTTCAATAACATAGCAAAGTGCGTTCTAGCCAAGTTTGGGCACACGGTGTGATTAGTACCGGAAAACAAGGCTGTATATCCCACAACTCCTCCCGTATCCCTTTGTCTGTCATACATAACTGAACGACTTGGGCTAGTAGTCCCGAAATTACCGGGAATGGGAGGTAAAATCGCTTTCACGATATAGGGAGGATAAAACAATCCCACAGACTTCTGTGTGTTAACGGCCCCTCCACCAAACTCTTGGGCTACCGGAATCTCAAATGAGAATGTATCGTAAGTCAGCTCCCTATGTATAAGGTCGGAAAATTCTTCACGTGTGGAATTATCGAAGTCCTTCAATCTTGTCGTAGGTTGGAACTGAAAATCTAGTTTCTCTTCCTTATCCAACATGTTTGGCACGGTCCCAACACCTTGTGGAATGTACAGATTGCGAGTGTGCGTTCTAGTACTTGCATTAGGTATGACAGCATAAGAATCATCGTACAAATTCGTTTCAGCTGTAGTGTCTGACGTATAGTTAGAACCAAAGGAAGTGGTAGTCGATATTATTGTATCCATAGTCGTGGTCTGGCTAACAGAATCATACAACTCCAAATCAGGGAAGCTCATCTCCGTCACCAAAGTAATAGTCGAAGGCTGCGGTGCTTGTAGTGCGTTTTCCACATACACTAATAATATTCCATTCGAATAATCGCGCATATTGTCCATGATGAAATCCGAGATGGGCAAATACCCGGACTGATCCGTAATATAAGTGTAATTGCCTGTCGATCCGCCCATGGCATTCAAAGGTGGTACTGTCAATTTCGACATGGCATTACCAAATCCAACAGTGAATGAAACTTGGGAACTAGTGGACAAATCCCAAATGTAACTCTGCGTGTGTGGATCTCGCGGTTTAGCCATATTCTCTGTCACTGTTATCGTAGAATCATATTGCGCCAAATTTGGCTCCCAAGCAACCCTAAGTCGACCCCTATGAAAAGAGGAGCATAACGCCCTAATAGTAAATTTAGCTGTCCCGCGCCACATCCTGTAATTCATGGCCGCGAAACAAGCTGGCGTCATGGAATACCTCCTTGTGGG